GTGGCTACAAAAAACACTATTATCAACAAGACAGCAAAGATTTCTCAAGAAGAGAGACAATACAATTTAGAGTGCTTTTGTACAAGAGCTATCAATGGAGTATTTAAAGCACTTAAAGATGAGAACATGAGAAAGGAATTTGAAGACTGGTATTTTGACAGATACGGAGTCAAGTATGTATGGACAAAGGGGTGGGATAAATGGCAAGAAAAATTAAAAAAAGCAAAAGCAAATTCGATATAAACTACGAAGCGCCATTTTGGAAAATATTAAGAGGCATATACTATGTCTTATGTTTCCTAGGTGTTACAGCGATGTTTTACGCTTTAAACTTAATCGACTACGCAATGAAATAGATCTATGGCCAAAGAATTTGATATAAGCAAAATAGATTACAAAGACGCGATCAAGCTTATGGAGCGAGCCGATGATAGTAAAATATTATACGAAGTATTTATAGATTTTATAAGAATGATAGCATATAGCATAAGCAATGCGGTAGACAAAAGACACTATGATGAGCGAGAGAAAAAGTACATGGCCATAGCCGAGAAGTATGACAAAAGAGCGCTCGATGAGTGCGCAAAACTATTTGCATATATAAGCGTGCTACTAGACAAGAAGCATGAAGACGTACTAGGCACTATGTATATGATGTTAGACTTCGGCGACAAGAACAAAGCACAAGAGTTTACGCCGCTCGGTATTACGCAGGTCATAAGCAGAATAGTTACACAAAATTGGGACGAATGCAAGAATATAGATATGACTATATTCGTGAAAGGCTACGTAAGTGTCAATGACTGCGCTTGTGGTGCAGGCAGTATGATTATAGGCTATGCGATGATGCTTAAGAGTATTGGCTACAACTATCAAAGACATCTCTTAGCTTTCGCAGAGGACTTAGACGAGATAGCAGTAGCGATGACATATATTCAATTATCATTACTAGGTATACCAGCAATAGTCAGACGACAAGACACGCTTACAGAAGAAGTATTTGAAACTTGGTTCACGCCAGCATTTATAGCACAAAGCTACAGATTTAAGGAAGAATTTAAAATTATAGAAAATAAAATTGAGGATAAGGTGGAGGCAATATGCAAAACAAAGGAAGCAAAACAACTAGAATTGAACGTTTAACTTTTATAGCGCCCGATGAGGACGAAAAACGCAGAAAGCTCGGATTTTATAAAGAGCTTATACAAGACATAACAAATAAAGAAGTCTCAGCGATATTTTATAACACAGAGCGCCAAGATTTAACAGTACGTTTTGATGATGAAAGCGTAGTATTAACAGGCGCAGGCACAGACGCAAGAGACCTTACGAAAAATATTATAACGTACTTTTCAGACTATAGAAACAGAGAAATAGCGGAAGAGCTAAGCAAGTCAATACAAAGAGCACTTAAGGATAACGGCTTTAGCATTTACCAAATATAAACAAATATAATTAAGAAAGGACGATAAATATGATGGATATGCAATACGAGATGGGCGTATTAGATAGCCTTGACGTGATCAAAGAAGAGCTAAACAGATGCAGGCTAAGCAACAGACACGGACGCAACGAAGAGGTAATAAGAAGACTTAGAAACATTATTAAAGAGATCACAGAGCTGACAGGGGTCAAGTACGAAAGATGAGACGCTACGGATACTATAAGCACAGAATAGATCCAGACGATCTTAAGAAGATGAGGAGCTACGAACTTAAAGATGCTATAAGAAGCTTAGAAGATGAGATCGACAGAATGCTTATGCTACAAGACATGACAGTCAAGTCGATGGCAGAGTACGCAAGAAGTTTAGAAAACAGAATAAGTGCTTTAAATAAAGAGCATGAAGAACTATTAGAAAAAGAGCAAATATAAGTACATACAAGGAGGCATGATAATATGTACGAGGTAAGATATATCAACAAAAAAAGCATGCGCAAGAGTGATCAAGCGCTGCAAAACATTTAAAGAGATCAACGACATATTCAAGATGTATGGAGTTGATGAGATCCCAAAGAGAACAAGAGTACAAACGGGCGAAGACTATAGGCTAGTTATTAAGGTGGTCTAAAATGAAAAAATGTATAATAGTCCTCAAAGAAGGAAGAGGCAATAAAGAATATGTAGGAGATTTCTACGGATTTTTTCAAATCTCACAAATAGTTAGGCCATCGCCTTTCATAGACGGACACAAAGGCGGAGTCATAGCCGATGTAGTCGCAGTAGCAGATATAGGAGAAGGACCACGTAAGTTTTTATTAGAAAGAATTAAAAAAATTTATGACGATGAAACGCAAAATGAAAGCACGCAAGATGAGATTAAAAAGAATTGCTGCGAGAACTGCGAGAAATGCAAAGAAAAGAAAGCAGTTGAAGAGGGCATGATAAGTTTTGTTTATGATTTAAGAGAGGATGAGGTCAAAAGATGTTAAACACGGCAAACTTTATAAAAGAGCTTAATAAACTTAATTATAAAGTGACTTTTGATAAAAATATAATAAGCGTTGACAAAGAAGACGCAGGAGACTTTTCTATGAATGACTGTTTATTTATTGATGATAAAATATTTTTACACAGTACAGACGAGGACTTAAGTCATATATGTCAAGAATATCAAAAGACATTACAAAAAATGATTAAACAAGAGAAGTTTTATATTAAGAAAGTAAAATTTAATTTCTACGATGACAAGACAAAAATACTTTTAAGCAAAAATGTATTTGCAAATATATATTCAATTAACACGCCGATAGGTACTTACGGATGGCAGTTTCAATTCTCAGAACAAGAAATAGAAGAGATCAAAAAAGAGCAAGACACAGATTTGAGCGAATTTGAATTTGTAAAAGGAATATAAAATAATCGTGAGATAATCGTGAGTAATCGTGAGAAAATATTTTAGAAAGGAAATATAAGTGGAAAATAAAATGATATACATTCTATATGATTTTGGTGCTAAAAAAAGCTTAGTATCTTCTTTAAAAAAAGAGAAAATCTTTGCTGAAATTGGGAAACTAGCATATTATGGAGATAGCATAGACAAATTATTTATAATTGAACTTAATTTAGATAATATAAAAAATAATAATGAAAACACTGATTGATGAGATTATAAATAGTCTCTTTATAATTACAATCTTAGTAGCTTGGCTCTATATAGTATATATACTTATTAAATATAAAATCAATCCTATAGATCAAATAGAGCTAGGTTTAAAGAACTTTGAAAGAAAATTAAAAAATATAGAAATTGTGAGGGTAAGCAGAATGGACGAATTAAACAAAAAAATATTACAGTGGGCAAAAGACAGAGAATTAGATAAGAAAGGAACAGTAGAAGCGCAAGCAATTAAGACAGTAGAAGAATTGTCAGAGTTAGTCAAAGCAGTATGCAAAGATGATAGAGAAGAGATCATAGACGCTATAGGCGATGTGTATGTAACACTTGTAATAGGTAATATGCTTGATGAACAAGTTGATTTAGAAAAGATATATTATTATGCAGACGATGATGACAATACAAGAATTGACTTTGACAAAGAAGATATAATTAACAATTTAGCTACATCAATATGCCACATTGTAGAAATTAAGCGTGTTACGTATTCAGAAATTCAATTATATGAAATATTACAAAATTTAATACTAACAGCTTATAACTACGACCTTGACTTTACAGACTGCGTAGAGAGCGCATACAACGTGATTAAAAATCGCAAAGGCAAAGTAGTAGGCGGACAGTATATAAAAGAGGAGTAAGATTATGATAAGCACAGAAAGAGCAAAAGAGCTATTAGTGAGCGGAGCGCCAGTGATGAGAGATGGCGACAAATACAAAAAGATTAACGCCCTAGTCTTTAGGATGAATAACGGCCTTGTAGATCCATACGCAGAATTACAAGATGCTAAGAGCAACAATTCTGTGGTTATATGCCCCCTAACATGGCTTGAAGAGGTTAAAGGACATAAGACAAAGAAGAACAAAGAGATTAGCGATGACACTATACTCGTTATGTACGACAAGATAAAAGAACAAGTCGGAGAACTTTCTTCTTATATATACAGGAAGAAATATAATGACGCGCAAAGCAAAATTAATAACATACTTAGATCCTTAATGAAAATGGAAAGCGCTATGGGCGTTTTCGATATTGATGAGGGATAAAAAAAGAGGTGCTTAATCAAAAGCACCTCAAGGCATGTTAAATTTCATAAGTGGTATGATATAAACAATTACATATATATTATACCATATAATAGGAAGACTTTCAAGTCTTTTAAGAAAACTCGTAATAGGTATTAACTTTACGACCATTTTATAGGTGATATATATATGCGTAGTTTTATTAGAGAAAAAAAGATATATTGCGGCGATGACTATTTAGAAGTCGATATATTTTCTCTTACAAAAAATCAAGTGAATAAAAAAGGGACTAGATCAAAAAAAGAAAGAGTCTCTTTAAATACTCAAAAAAATCTCAACGATAAAAACGCTCGCAGAAAATTTTCTTGGATATGTGAAGCTAACTTCGCTAAGAACAGCTACTCAGTCACACTGACATACAATGATTATTTTCTACCCGCGACGCTTGAAGACGCGGAAAGAGAGATGAGAAACTACCTAAGAAGACTTGCAAGAAGACGCAAGAAAGAAGGACTTGATGATTTAAAATACATAGTAGTTACATCATCAAGATGTAATGAAGATGACGAGCCTGTAAGAGTACATCATCACATACTTATGAATGACGGACTAGACAGAGAAGTCATAGAGGAATTGTGGAGAAAGTCACTCGGTAAAGGCAAAGGCAAGGCAGCTATAGGCTTTGTCAACTGCGATAGAATTAGAGCTGATTATAATTCTGGAATACAGAGACTATGCTCATATTTATCGGGCAATCCAAAACAAAAGAGAAGATGGTCGTGTAGTCAAAACTTAGTTAGGCCATGGATCAGAAACAACGATCACAGATTTTCGAGAAGACAACTAAACAATCTAGCAAGCGAGGGCGCAAGCTTTGAACTAATCAAAAGGCTTTACCCGAACTATGCGATTTTAGATAAAGACTATGGCTTTAAAGCCGTGTATGATGATTTCAGAGGCTGGAGCGTATATCTCAAGCTGCGAAGATTAAAGGAGTGAGATTATGAGCGAAAAAGTTGAGAATGTAAAAAGCTGCGAAGACTACTTGCAAGATGATAGCCTTATCTTAGAGACATCAAGAAAGATTACAGAGATAGTCTACGAGCCGAGCAAAGACGCTAGAAACTACTACGTAATCACTTGCCCTTTTGTCAAGCAAAGACGAGAGCACAAGTGAGAGGCTACTATGCAAGAGGGCGCAGATGCAGTAAGTGCCGCGCTATGTTTAGAGACAGAGTAGCGACAAGGGATAAGAGACATGACTAGAGAAGAGCTTAGAGTGATAGCTAGTTTAGATCATAAGATAAACTGCTTAGAAGATGAAGTCAAGAAACTGCAAGAAGACGCAAAATCAGTTAGATCTATAGACTTCAGATCTGGAGTGCGCAGTTCAAATTACAATACGCATGGAGATCTTATTGCTAGGATATGTGACATGCAGCAAAACATTATTGACGAAAAAGCAAAGCTTATAGACCTAAGAGCTAAAGCTAAAGTGACTATAAGCAAGTTAGATAGTATACACTACGCAGTCATAAGCAAAAGATATTTGCAAGGCAAGTCTTGGATAGAAGTAGCCTCAGATATGCACTACAGCGAGAGCCACGTGCTTAGACTACATATCGAAGCTATAAAAATGCTAGAGGAGATGTAATATATTATATATATTTATATTTATATTTATATTTATATATATAATAACTTTAACATGATAGATAATGAGAGCTGCATAGGTGATATAATGTTATTGTGGATAAAAAGAAAAAAGTACTGCATGATCCACGCCTCCTGAATTTTTATTAGTCCTTGCCCTCAGATTACCCCTGAGGGCACTTACATAGGAGGCATTATGAGTTTTTATCACAGCGCAAAATGGCGCAAGAAGAGAAGAGAGATACTAGCACGCGACCACTACGAATGTCAACTTTGCAAGCTAAGAGGCAAGTACACAAGAGCAAGTGTAGTGCATCACATAAAACACTTAGATAAGTTTCCTGAACTTGCTTTGATTAATATAAATTTAGTCAGTTTGTGTTCAGCTTGTCACAACGTCGTCCATCCAGAAAAAAATTTAAAGAGAAGAAAAAAAGAAACGAGGCCAGCTATTTGGAAATAATGCCCCCTTGTTTTAAATTTCACTTTTTTCTGCGATGGCTGTAACCGGGGTCTCGTACTGCTTGTATCAAAATTATAAAAAAAAGATGTACGAGGGAGGGGTGAAAAATGACTTATCAATTAACGCCAGCCGAGAGTCGTATGCAAAAAAAGCTTAAAAGAGATTTAAGACGCGAACTGACTAATCAAGAAAAAGATAAATCATATTATTTTGATCTCATAGATCAGTACTGCGAAATGTATGCGATATGCAGAGCCCTTGCCGCTGACATAAAAGAGCGAGGAGTTTCAATAGCTTGGCAGAATGGAGAAAATCAAAAAGGCCACAAGAAAAACGACTCTATATCAGAATTTACAAAAACAAATATGCAAATGCTCAAAATCTTGGGCGAATTAGGACTAAGAGGCGCAAACATAGAGCAAGAGCAAAAAGAAGAGCTAGGAAGCTTGATATAAAATGCTAAGATACCATCCATACATCAGCGAATGGATTGACATCGTAGAAACTGGAAAATTTAATACGAGCAAGGAAATAAAGCTGCTTATTAAGTTTATAAAAAAAATTCTTGCGAGAAACGACATAATCTTTATCCCTCATTTCGTAGAAGACTATGTCAAACTCACAGAAAAGTACTTTTTCAAACTTATGCCAGATCAAAAGTTTTATGCAGCCTTAATCTTGTCGCTCTTTTATAAGCCAAAGAGCAAAAATATCGATGAAAGCGAGTTAGTACTCGTATTTCCCGATGTTTTTTTAATGGCTGGCAGAGGCTGGGGAAAGAATGGCTTTATATCAAGCCTTGCGAACTTTTTCATCACAAGCTATCACGGAATAAAAAAGTACGATGTCGACATAGTTGCAAATAGCGAGAAACAAGCAAAGACAAGCTTTAACGAAGTCTACGATGTAGTTGATGGCTTATCTGCGCCAGAAAAAAGGCTCTACTATTACAACAAATCAGAAATAGAGTTCAAACAAACAAGATCAACACTAAGATATTACACATCAAATCCAGAGACAAAAGATGGCGGAAGACCAGGCTGCGTCATCTTTGATGAAGTCCACCAGTATGAAAGCTATGATAATATAACAGTCTTTACAGGCGGACTAGGCAAAGTGCCAAGACCAAGGGCAATAATGATTACAACAGACGGCTACGTAAGAGACGCTGTTATTGATGACTACAAAGAAAAGGCACGCAGAATATTGATAGGCGAAGACGACTTTAACGGCACACTACCAATAATCATGAAAATGGATAATGAAGATGAAGTCGCTGATCAGACCTTATGGGACAAAGCAAATCCAAGAATACATTATTCAGAGACGCTAAAGCTTGAAATACAAAAGCAATATAAGAATATGCTTAAGAACGAGAGCCTTAAAATAGGCTTTTTAGCAAAACGTATGAACTTGCCAATCGAAAGCAAAGACGACAGTATATGCACATGGGACGAGCTTATGCGAGCTTGCAAAAATCCATGGCCAGACATCGACAACTGTGAATGTATAGGCGGAATAGACTATGCGGACTTAAACGACTTCGCAGCAGTAGGCCTACGATTTAAGCAAGATGGCCAGACATATTTTTTTCAGCATAGTTTTATACACGAAAAATCACTAAGGCTTACAGATTACGGCATCAACATCGAGGAATGCATAGAAGCAGGCACAGTCACACTGATTAAAGAGTCAGACAGCGCAGTTATACCAGCATCAGCGCTTGCCGACTGGTTCGAGAGTATGAGCGAAAGATATTTTATAAAAGAGATCCATTGCGATATGTATAGATTTAATCTCATCAAAGAAGAATTTGAGAGCCGAGGATTGCCACCAACAGTCATGGTAAGAAGCGGCGCAATAACACATAATATCATAGCATTGCCACTAATGCAGATGTTTATTGAGAATAAAATCACGCTTGAAGATGACAAGCTCATGCGCTGGTATATCTGGAATACAGGCGTGAAAATGGACAAGAAAGGCAATAAGACATTTTATAAGTTAGAGCCAAAGAGAAGAAAGACCGACGGCTTTTTCTGCTTGCTACACACACTAGCAGAGGACAGCCTCGAAGATAATACCAAGGCAGGCGACTTGCTTATGCCGATAGGAATTTAAAAGAGAGGAAGTGAGAATATGGGCATATTTGGCGTAGTTAGCGACTGGGCGCATAAAGTTTTCGGAATTGACAAAAACTTGCCGACCGAAGTATATGACGGTACATGCACAGAAAGCGCAAACTACTACAAGAACATCGCTATAGCCGACGCAATCAATCTTATAGCGAATACAATATCACTAGCCGAGATCAGAGTTTACAAAAACAACGTAGAAGACAGGCGAAATGAATATTATATTTTTAACGTTGAAGCGAACAAAAATCAATCAGCAAAAGAGCTATGGAAAGATGTCATCAAAGACTTATTGCTTAAGAAAAGAGCAGTAGTACTTACACAGCCAGATGGCTTATATAAGCTTGATGATTACGAAGTAAAAGAATTTGCCTTTAAGCCAAATATATACAAAGACGCTAGCATCAAGAATTTTAAACTACAAGGCAGCTACAGCGAAGAAGAAGTTTTTAGTTTTAAATTAAACGCAAACGATGTCAATTTTAACCTAGATCTCGTATATAGAGACTATGACAAGCTTATCAATACATCACAGAGCCTTTATCACAAGAACAATGGAGTCAGAGGCATCTTAGAAGTGCCAACGAACTACACTCAAGGCAAAGGCAAAGAAGCAGTTGAAGAGCTTTTAAAGGGCAGTTTTAAAGCGTGGACTCAAGAAGGAACAATACCGATAATACCATTATCACAAGGCTTTAAATACATTGACTTGACAAACTCAACATATAAAAACAGCTCGGACAGTAGAGACATAAGAAACTTGATAGACGATGTATATGACTTCGTGGCAACAAGCTTTAGAATACCACCACAATTATTAAAAGGCTCTATAGCCGACAATGAGAAGCTATGGAATGTATATATGACGCTATGTATCAAGCCAATAATTAAAGTATTAGAGACTGAGATCAACAGAAAATATTTTAAGAAAAAAGGCTATTTACAAGGCGATTATATAGAGATTGACACTACATCAATCAGACAATATGACATCACAGAATTAGCAAACGCTATAGATGTCTTGACGAGAAACGGAGTAAACACTCTTAACGACAACCTGAAATTATTAGGAAGAAGCAGAGTCAACAAAGAGCTTGGAGACAAGCGCTTTATAACTCTTAACTTAAGCGAACTCGGAGGTGAGAACAACGAAAAACAAGATTGATTTTAAGTGCGAAGCCAAAGATAATAAAATTTATCTTTATGGCAGCGTAATCGATGACGAAAGCTGGCCATTTGAAGATTTGAAAGAAAACTATATCTGTCCAAAGGCAGTCAGAAAGCTTATCGATGAAATTAAAGGCGATGAGATTGAAGTACACATTAGCTCGCTGGGCGGCTCTGTATTTGGCGGCATAGCATTACACAACATGTTTAAGCAATGCGGCAAAACAGTCACAGCCTATGTTGATGGAGTATGCGCAAGTGCAGCGACTTTTATCTTGATGGCAGCAAACAAAATCTATATGCCAGAGAACACTCAATTACTAGTGCACAGAGCATCAACTTACGGTTGGGGCAACTGCAAAGATTTAAGAGCCGTGGCAGATGATCTTGAGCACTTAGACAAAACGACGCTAATACCAACTTATAAGGCTAGATTTACAGGCAAAGAAAAAGAGCTTGAAGAACTACTTGATAGGGAGGAATGGCTGAATGCTGAAAAAGCAAAAGAATATGGCTTTATTGATGAGATTATATCAATCGAAAAGCCAGAAACAAAAGAGACAGAAAATACCAAGGCAGACGATAAAGCTGATGAGGTAGAAGAAAATAAAAACATTGAAAATAGGCTTATAGCCTTTGCCAATGCTTTTAAGAAATTCGCAGAAAAAACAGAAAAGGAGAATTAAAAAATGAAAAAATTTGAAAACTATGAAGCAATTACAGCAGAACTGGTACAATCAATGGGTTCAGACGACGCAGAAAGACAAGAGAAAGCTTTTACAGATTTTGTCGACACATTGCAAGCTGACATCACAGCTAGAGCAAATGCAGCAGCAGAAGCAGAAAGAGACGAAAGAGCACTTGAAGCTAGAGGTTTATTAAAGCCGCTTACAGCAGAAGAAAGAAAATATTTCAACGCAGTGGTTGAAAGAAAAGGCTTTGAACACGTAGAAGAAGCTTTTCCAAAGACTATCGTAAACGAAGTTCTACTAAGATTAAAGACAGAACATCCTTTACTATCCAGAATTGATGTAAAAGATACAGGAGCACTACTAGAATTTATCGTTTCAAATCCAGCATCTAAAAAAGCTTACTGGGGCCCAATTTGCTCAGATATTAAGCAAATCATAATGGACGATGTAAAAGTAATTAACCTAAAACACTCAAAACTATCAGGCTTTATCGCAACTTGCAAAGGAATGATGGATTTAGGCCCAGAATGGCTTGCTGAGTATGTGAGAGAGTCTATGTATGAAATCATGGCAGCATCTCTTGAAGACGCAGTTATCAATGGTACTGGTAAAGACATGCCAATAGGCATGATGATGAAGCTTACGGGCGCAGTAGATGGTAAGCACGCAGAAAAGAAAGCAACAGCAATTACAGACTTTAAGCCAACAACAATGGCAAGCTTTAGAGCAGCCTTAGCAGAGGCAAAACTTGACTCTAAAGGCGTAGCTATTATCGTAAATCCAATAACTTACTGGTCTAAAGTTTTCAGCAATTTAGCTTATCAAACAAACAATGGAACATGGGTACTCGACAGGTTAGCTACTGGAGAAGAAATAATCAAATCTTACGCAGTGCCAGTAGACAAGATGATAGTAGGAGATCCAAAGAACTATTTACTAACAGTATCTACAGCTACTGAAATTAAGAGATATGATCAAACTCTTGCTATTGAAGATATGTACTTAGATATAGCTAAGTTTACAGGTTATGGCTTACCAAAAAATATGAACGCATTCTTTGTAGCTGACGTTTCTGGAGCGCCAGCAGTAACAAAGATTGAGCTAGAAGTAGAAACACCAGTAGCTTAAGTTAAAGAGGGAGGTATAGCATGAAAGTTAGAGTTTTAAAAGAATTTATCGACAAAAACACTAGAGAATTACACAGGATAGAGGATATTGTTGAATATCCTCTTGAGCGCGGACAAGAGCTTATAGCTGGAGAATGGGTTGAAGAATTAGCCACAGATCCAGAGGATGAAGAAACAGGCAAAAAGCCAGCAGTTGAAGAAGAAGCAACAGTTGAAGAAGAAGCAACAGTTGAAGAAGAGCCAGCAGTTGAAGAAATTAAAGAAGAGCCAGTTTTAAAAGAAGCGCCAAAGAAAAGCAACTCGAGAAAATCAAGAGGCTCTACAAAATAGCAAAAGAAAGGACTTAAGATGAATATAGAAAAGCTTAACGAAGAATTTAATAAAGAGCTATCTTACGGCAGTTCAGAGACATCTGACTTAACTAGTCATATCAGATCAGGTATAGCTTATCTTGAAGCACTTGTCGGAAATAAGCTCGACTTTGAAGAAAATATCTTTGCTAGAAACATCTTAAGAGACTACGTAAGATATAGCGTCAACAACTCGACAGAATATTTTGAAGAAAACTTTGAAAAAGAGCTAGTCAGATTACAGCTCATCGAGGGGGTGAAGTGGCTTGAGAATGAACAAAAATCTTAAGTCGCTAGATTTTAATAGAGCACTCAGTGAAGATATTGAAGTCTACAAGAAAGAAGCCTCAGACGTGCCAATTCTTGACTATAAAGAACTCAAGGATCCTTTGCATTTAAAAGCAGAAATCTATTATAAGAGATCAAGGATTTTAAGAGAGTCCAACACAGAAAGCACTAAAAAGTACTTAGCTTTTATCATAAGGCACAATGAAAACATCACAGAAACAGACATCGTCAAGTACAAGGGCGAGTACTGGGAAATTGAGTCGATTATGCCATTAAGCCAAGAAAGGCTATATGATGAGCTAGCTATATACAAATATAGAGAGGACATACTATGAGAGTAGAAGAGTCTGAAAGTATCAAAGTATGGCTATCAGATGTTGAAAGCGATATACAAGGTGTAGCTATAGAAACTATCGAAGAGTATGGAGATCTAGCTAAGAACGTTGCTGAAAAAGAGCTATTTGCGCTTAGAAGAGACGGCAAACTGCCAGTAAGACGTGGCAAACACATGTATCAAGATGTTAAAGTCTCTAAAAACAAAAAGAAAGGCAGAGTCACAGTCGGCGGAGGCAAACTTACAGGTACGCTATGGCACATAGTTGATGAAGGCACATATAATATAGACGCTACTCACTTTATTGATAAAATCTTAAATGCTCTTGATCAAAAGGAAGTGTAAGATGATAGAAGAAATATTGAACATTTTAAAGAAAATAAATAAAAACTCTTGCTATCAAGTAAGACCGCCAATAGTAGATGGCATAGGAATTTCCTTTCACTTTTTTAATGAGCGCTACGTACTCAAAGGCGATGGCAATGGCCGCTATTTAGGCAAAGATTTACAAGTCGACATATTCTCAACACGTCCAGCACTAGAGACGAAAAACGAAATAAGAAAAGCTATTGAAGCAACAAAAAAATATATATTCAATTATGCTGATGAAAGGCCAGAGGATATAAGCGGCCAAAGGCTATACCACACAGTTATTAAATTTACAGAAAAGGGGGTCAAAAATGACAGATAAAGTATATGATACAGAAGTCAGAATTAACGTCAGAAACTTACACATGGCCAAGGCTACAAAACAAGAAGATGGCCAAGTAGTTTTTGGCAAGCCAGAGCACATTATCGGAATGGAGAAAATATCTAGAAAGACAAATATGGCATCTGGTAAACTACACGGCGACGGCAAAATAAGAAAAAATAACATCAAAAAGAGTGGCTATGAGCTTACTCTAAGCTTAAATAATTTGCCAAGTGAATGGAGAAATTACTTAGAAGGAACTACTCTTTCAGATGGCGGAGTAGAATACGCAACAAGCAAAGACATACCAAACTATTTTGCAATAGGTTGGGAAGTAGAGAAAACAGAAGGCTTTTCAGAGTTCATCTGGTTTCCATTCTGTCAAGCAGAGCCAATAGAGCAAGAAACGCAACAAACAGAGGACAACGTCAACTACTCTACAGATGAGATCACTATTATGGCACTTGAAAATGACAGCATCGGAAGATACTACACTTTTGTAGATACAGAAATCGAAAAAAATAAAGATGTCACAGCAAAAGACTTTTTCTCTCAAGTCCAAACTGGTGACACAATCACAAAGGCAGCTCAATAGACTGCCTTTTATTTACATATTTAAAAAATTAGGAGGGACGATATGAGAATAAAAATATTAGATGAGCAGCCTTTAGAGCTTGAATTTCAAGACGGCACAAAGATGACAGCGCTATTTAACAATATGGCTTTTGTTATGTTAAATCAAGAATTCGGCGAAGGCGAAAACAAGATGATAGACATCAACGAGCTTATAGATCTTAATAATCCATACCCTGGAATGTCAAAGATACTATACTGCGGACTAAAACAATGCCATCCACAAGTGACGCTAGAAGAAGCAGAGTCAATCTTATATAGAGGCGGAATGGACTTAGCCATGAGTATAAGCGAATTGATGTTTAGCAATTTTAACATAACAAGCAACGAAGAAACTAAAAAAAAATTTATGGAGATGTTGACGCCAGAGCAAAAGAAAGCACTGAAAGAGGTCAATCTTTTATAGACGCTAATTTCTGGGAGAACTTGTACTACTTATATGTGATCAAAATAGGACGCAGCGAAGAAGAATTTTTTAAAGCAAGCACGAGAAAGACATTATATATCGTTGAAAAATACTTCGGAGAATACAAACAAGCAGTAGACAAACAAGTCAAGGAAGCAGGCTCTATGCGAGAATTTTTAAAGATGAGGTGATAAAAAGTGGCGAAGAATTATAAGCGTAAGATTATACTAGAATTTAATTATGACGAGATCAAAGACGGCGTAAGCAAAGTCGGCGCTCAAATGGGCATACTCAATAAAGAATACAAAGCAGCACAAGCACAAGCAGACGCATATGGCAAGTCAACAGATAAGTTAGCAATAAGACAAGATTATCTAAAAGAAAGAATTAAAATAATGAACGCAGAGTTAGCCACTCATAAAGAAAGGCTAAAGCAAGCAAAAGCAACTGACAACGCTAAAGCCATTGAAAACTACTCTAAGAAAGTACAGATGACAGAGGCTGATTTAAAAGCGCTTAATGCCGACTTAGCTAAAGTCTCTGGAGAGCTCGAAAAGCAAAGAACAAAACTAGGATTGACGGCAGATAAATGGAAAGAGCTCGGAGAAAAGACTACAGATGTAGGCAAGAAGATGTCGCTCGGCTTAACAGTGCCAATAGTCGCAGCAGGAACTAAAGCCTTTCAAATGGCATCAGACTTTGAACAAGCACAAGGCAAGCTTGAAGTAGTTTTTCAAAGCTCAGCTAATGACATGAAACAGTGGGCAGACACAGCGATTGAGTCAATGAATATTTCAAAACTTACTGCCACAAGAACAGCAGCCGACTATGGCGCTTTATTTCAAGGCGTAGGAATATCTTTACAGCAGTCGGCAGAGTGGTCAAAAGCGCTTACAGAAAGAGTTGCCGATTTAAGTAACTTCTACGACACTACTACAGATGAGACTATTACAGCACTTAATTCAATAGTTACAGGTACTGTACAGCCACTTAGACGTTTCGGTATTACAATGACTGAGGCTAACTTACAGCAATACGCCTTTGCAAATGGCATCAATAAGACAGTTAGAGAAATGTCAGAGTCAGAGAAAGTGCAGCTAAGATATAACTTCGTAATGGATAAAACAAAGATGGCGCTAGGCACTACAGCAAGAGAAGCCGACTCGGCAGGCGCACAAACTAAGAAATTTAAAGAAACTGTTACAGAATTAGGACTTAAATTTGGAGAAGTGCTATTGCCAATGATCACGCCAGTTATTGAAGTTATAAACAAAATACTTACAGGCTTATCAAAACTAGACGCTGGAACAAGAAAGACCATAGTTACATTTTTAGGAATTTTAGCAGTAGCAGGCCCGATTTTAATCATAGCAGGCAAAATAGCAACAGCGATAAGCGCGATCACTACACTTAAAGCAACGCTAGCAGCAAAGACAGTTACGGAGGGCGCAAAAGTCGGTTCAGCAGTAACAGGCATGGGCGGCGCCTTTAGTTTTACTTACTTAAAAATAATGGGCGCAGTGCTTGTACTATCAGTCTTTATAGGTTTACTAGCAGTCTTATTAGGTAAAGGCAAAGACGTACAAAACACTATGGCCAGCATAGGCAACGCTACAAGCGCTATGGCTACAAACATACAAGGCACTACAAACGGACTTAAAAATGCGAAAGTCAAGACTTACGCAATAGGAACAAACTATGTAGATAGCGACCAGCTTGCGTATATACACAAAGGCGAGGCCATTATACCAGCACATCAAAATCCTTTCGGACAAGATGGATTTAAAGGCTCTATAGGTGGAGATACAATCATATTAAACGTAAATATGGACGAAGTCTCAGACGTTCGAAAACTTGTAGAAACAGTTAAAAGAGCAAAACAAACAAAGAGAGCTGGAGGTGAATTGAATTATGCCTTATAAGAATTTAACAGCAACAGTCACATCAAGATGTCCAGGAGTCAGAGTAGCTGGAAATAATGTAAGCATAGACGTTGATTATTTAGTATACGGCAGATATATAGGATATTTATTTGACATAGAATACAATATAGATTATGACGATTTTCCAGATAGAAGTTCGATGTCATACGCTACAATAAACCTTGAATATACAGGTGGTCCTAGAGAGAACTACTGTTATCTAAAGATAAGAACATACGGCAACGTAGGAAATGGCAGCCAAACAAATATTGATTTTACTACAGGATATGAGGACTCCTTTTATGTAGACACAAACAAAGAAGGAAGAAATACATGTAGTATATTCTTTTCAATGGCAGAAAATGAGCACCTTTTTCGCACATTTAAAGGCTCTGTTTACAGCTTTAATGTTAAAAATATTGAGCAATCATACAATGTGGAGCCTCTCGAAAGGCCAACATCATTATCACCATCCAATACGACAATAAATCCTAGAATAGCAAATAGGTTTTCTTGGGACTCAACTATAAGTCCAGACGGATATACCTTTTCGTACAAAGTCAACAATGAGAGCGAGGAAAGTTTTACAAAATATACAAAAGATAAATTTTACATCATGCCAGCAAACACAATTACAGCCGACACAGGCACTATAGAATGGAGCGTTCAAGCTGCTAAAAAATTAAAAGACAGCAATGGATATGAGTTTAGTGCACCAGTATTCGCAGAGGCTACGCTGGGCGCAGTAGATCAAAAAGCACCAATATTAACTTATCCAGTCGGAGATTACGTCAAAAACGATGGCAATATAACTCTTAAATGGGATTTTACAACAAACACTACCGAAGAACAAGCAAGCGCTGAAATTAAATACAAAGCAGGCGCAAGCTCGTGGAGAACAGCAACTGTAGGAAGTCAGACACAATACAAGCTATCATCTATCACATCAACATTCAACGACGCAATATACTGGCAAGTCAGAGTTAAAAATCAGTATGATCAGTGGTCAAACTGGTCAGATGTAGAACAGTTCCAAGTTATAGGAATACCGCCGATACCAACTATAATAAGTGTTTCAAACCAAAACAAACCTTTAATTAAATGGCAATCAGTCAATCAAGAAGCTTTTACGCTAAGTGTACTGCAAGAGGGCAAGTCTGTATACGAGTCAGACATCATTGTAGGTTCAGCAATAAAAGAGCATAGAATTAACAAGTGGCTCAATAATGGCAAACATACAATAGGATTAAAAATATATACAAAATACGGAGTTGAGTCACCGACAGCAACATACACACTTGATATTAAGCCAGATATAAAAATTACAAATCCAACGATAAGAATATTTGATATAAGGTACGGAGTAATGATAAGGTCATCATCTGATAATGGCGAAGTCTACAGAGATGGAGTATATATCGGCAGCTTAAAAAATGGAGAATACAGAGACTACACAGGAACAAATGGCAAAAACTCCATATATTATGTACGTGCTACCGAAGATTATAGCTTTATAGATAGTGATAATGCGCAAGGGATTACGAACTTATTAGGAAAATCAACGCTTGCGACTATGGACAATCCAGAAGACTTTGTCTTGCTTGAATATAACCTAGACGCAGATCCTAAGCGAAACTTATCTCTAGAAATAGAGTCAAAAGAAATAGCGCTAAACAATAGAAAATATAACTTCACAGAGTACGGAATTAAGGAAAAAGAGACACTTACAGTCAATTATTTAGTAGATGAGATTAAAAAGCTCAAAAAGCTATTACAAGAGCGAAAGACGCTAATTTACAGGGATAGCTACGGATTTATAATTGAAGGTACAATCTCTGATATTAACTCAGAATTGACGATATTTGGTTATTTAGTTAGCTTTACAATTACAAAAATCGGTGATAAATATGAATAAAAACAGCAGAAAAATAGCTTTTAGATACGATTTACTGTCTCAAAATGATATGAAAATCGGAGAAATTGACGTCATTTCTGGCAGTATTGCTCTCAATTCTTTAGCAGAATTAAAGAGAACAGGGCGCTTTACTATCAAAGAAAACATAGCAAAACATATAGACTTTTTAAATAATAGAGTCAAGCCTATAGTGATCATAGACGGAGTAGAGACTGAGATGGGCGTTTATTTAATGCCATCGCCAACGAGGAGATTAAGCAATGGCAGAATATATAGAGACATAGAAGCGTACGACGTATTACAGATATTAAAAGAAGACAAAGTCACAGACAGAATAATGTTTAAAAAAGGCACTAAGTATGAGACTATAATTAAACAAATCATAAACTCAGCAGGAATATACAGGTGCACCATAGAGCCAACAGAGCTCACACTTAAAAGAGATAGAGAGTTCGAAATAGGCACATCAAAACTGACTATATGCAATCAACTATTGCAGGAAATAAACTACACAGCTTTATATAGTGACAAGACTGGCTTAGTTAGAGCTAAAAGATACATTATGCCAAACATGAGAAACATTGAGATTAAATACGTTGAAAATGACTTTGATATGAAGATTAGAGACAGCTCGACAGATGAGTTAGACCTATTCAACGTGCCGAATGTATGGGTAGTCGTAGCCTCAAATGGAGAAAACGAAAGTCTAAAAGCAATCTATGAAAATAATAATGCTGCCGACAAGACATCAATCCCATCTCGAGGACGCAAGATAGTAGACTATAGAGAAATATCAGATATAGCAGATCAAGCCGCGCTTAATCAATATACTAAAAGATTAGCAACGAACGCTCTTAGCATATATAGAAAGATTGAATTTGAAACTATAATCAATCCAATTCACGGCTATGCAAACTGTATATATATAGAAGATAAAGCACTTGATATATCAGACAAATACATCGAGACTTCTTGGGAAATACCACTTGAAGTCGGTGGAATAATGAAACATCGCGCAAGGAAGGTGATTATGAATGTCGGATAAAAAAGAAGAAAAGAAAGAGACGGCCACTACAGACAGATTAGCGACTGTAGTAGATTTCTTTGAGTCTGGCGCAGCAAAAGTACGCTTTGATGGCGAAGATAAAGATAGCGAAAAAGAATACCCTTTCATGAAACACTGTATACCAACAAAAGGCGACAGAGTATATATGAGAGCCTTTGCAGAGTCATATATCATAGAAGGCGTTATTCTATTTGAGACAGCGCCACAAAAACTTGATGGCGTAGACAGCGACTTTAATGTCAAAGGAAAATTAAAAGCTAGCAGCGCAGAAATAAGCGGTAATGTAAACGCAAGTAACTTTAACGGAAATGTCACAGGTAATGTTACAGGAAGCCTAAACGGTAATGTTACAGGCAATGTTAAAGGAAATGTAAACGGAAACGTCACAGGTAGTTTAAATGGAAATGTTACAGGTAATGTTAGAGGGAATGTAAACGGTAATGTCACAGGTAGTTTAAATGGAAATGTTACAGGTAATGTTAGAGGCGATGTCACAGGAAATGTTAAAGGAAATGTCACAGGTACACTATACGGCAGCGTGCAAGGCGGCAGCGTAAGCGCAAGCAGTATTTCTTCACAAGGAAACATCTCAACTAATAACACTGTAAGTTGTGGAACTTTAACAACAAACAATATTAACTGTAGTAATTTCAGAACAAGCAATTATGGTGTAGGTTTTTTTGGCACAACACCTTCAAGAAAACAGTCTATATATGGACTTAACAGCAATTCAGATTTAAATACAGTTATAAATAGGCTTAATTCTCTCCTATCTGCCTTACGCGGATACGGATTAATTTCATGATAAAAGGAGTGATAAACAATGGACGGCAAAGTATATCGAATAGCACTCGATTTAAAGAAGAATTTAGTCACTAACGTCGAGACGCTCGTACAAAATGACAAAAACACGTCATCATTTGAAATAGAACTATTTAATGATGGCAAAAAGATAATGATTGATGAGAAAGACAAACTAGAAGTAGCAGTAAAAAAGGCAGACGGAACAGTAGTAGTAGATGAGGCTAAAAACAATATCACACACGCTCTATGGAGCTTATCAGAGCAAGTACTTACTTGCGCAGGCTACGTACTAGCCGAGCTAAGAATATTAAATGCAGCAGATGTCTTGACAGCGTCTCAAAGCTTTAAATTTTTAGTAAGACCAAATAATTTAAACGATGAGACTATAAAGTCAACATCTCAATATAGAGCACTTGATGAGGCAGTCAAAAAAGCAGAGGCACTAGAAAAAGAACTACAAGGCGTGCCAGAGCAAGTCGCAAGTATGAAAGCAGACCTCGAAGCAGCCAAGACTACACTAGATAACACTCAAAAAGAATTGCTTGCTGGCTTAGATTTATCGAATAAAAATATAGCCGAGATCAAAGCATATTTAGCTGGCGTCAACGCAGAAATAGAAAAGCTTAAAGAAAAAGATGTAGACATAGCCAATTTAAAAGCGCTATTACAAAATCTTGAAGACTTAAAAACAAGACTAGCAAATCTCGAAGCAACACTCGCAGATGCTAAGTCAACAGATGAGAGTTTAAAGATAAACATAGCAACAGGCAACAAGACCAGCGCAAGCTTACAGTCGGCTACAAGCACAGCAAAATCAACACAAACTAGCTTACAAGAAAAAACAGCTCAAGGCTTAGAAGTCAATAAGTCACTAGGTCAGTCAATCAAAACGGGTCAAGGAATTGTCTCAAGTATAAACGCAGCAGACAAAGGACTAGCAGACAAGATAGCCACAGCTGACACAAGTAAAACTAATCTTGATAAAAGTATAAACACAGCGAACAAAAGTAAAAGCGACTTAGATGCAAGCAAAACAAAAGCCGATAACACTAAAACAGCACTTGACAGCTCAAACAGTACAGCGACCACAAACAAAGCCGCACTTGATGAGAGCATAGGCAAAGCCGAGACAACTAAGGCAAACTTAGATGCAAGCAAAGTGCAAGCTGATAGTACCAAAACAGCGCTTGACAAGTCAATTAAGACAGGCCAAGAAGTCAACGCAGCAAGCGAAACAAATAAAACAAACCTAGATCAAAGTATTAAAGACGCAAAAGACGCTAAAGTCCAACTTGATGAGAGCACAGACAAAGCAAACGCAGCAAAATCAAGTGTAGATGCAAGCACAGCTACAGCAGACGCAAAGAACACAGAGCTTATATCAACTACAAGCACAGCTACAAGCACAGATGATGCTGCGAAGAAGACCATAGCACAATTACAAGCGCTACTTAGTCAATCAGGCACTACAGAGCAAAATTTAAAAGACATAATAGCAAGCGGCAATCTTGATAAGTATGTCACAGATCCAAAATTACAAGAAGCACTTAAAGACTATGTCACATCAGCAGACTTAGTAACTAAGCTTGATAGCAAAGTCGATAAAGTAACAGGCAAAACTCTTACATCAAACGACTTTACAAACGCTTATAAAAGCAAATTAGATGACTTAACAAAAATAACAAAAGTTTCGCAGCTTACAAACGACTCAAACTATATTACAGATTTAAAAATGCAAGAAGCCTTGTCAAAAATAAAAACGCTTAAAAAAGAAGTAGTAAATCAACTGCCAACTACTGGCCAAGACGATATTATATATCTCATAAAAGACGCAAAAGGCAAAACAAAAAACATATATCTCGAGTATTTATGGATCAACAACGATTTTGAACTAATAGGAAGCACACAAGTAGACTTGACAGGCTATGCGAAGACAAGCGAAGTCGATAGCAAACTAAGCGGCAAAGTTGACAAAGAAAGCGGCAAAGCTCTTTCGAGCAATGACTATACAAGCGCCGAGAAAACAAAGTTAAGCTCAATCAATCCAAGCGACTACGCAAAGCAAAGTGATATATCAAGCGCAAAAGCAAAATCAAATAAAAACAATATCAATGTATTTACAGACAGATCAACAAGCTATACAAGTTTAGACATCATCTTAGGAGATTTAGAACTTAGGACAGAGCAAAACAGAGACAACAAGGCCAATAAAACTGACATCAAAACTAAACTATCAGAAATGATTGACGACAGCACGCATAGGACAGTTACAGATACAGAAAAAAGCACTTGGGATAATAAGCTTTCAAGCGTAAGTGGCGTTGATATATCTAGATCAAAAACTAAAGGCTATAACACATCAAGCACATGGCAGCCTTTATCAACAAATAGAGACTTAGAAGACTGGATAGGCGACTTTGACAAGAGGACGAGAGAAAATCGTCAAGAGAACTTAAGCGTGATCGCGAGCAATCCAGACTCAGACGGAAAATACAAAACAGTCGAGTATAAGCGAAAAGACGGCACTTTGCTATTTAAAACAGAGCTCATAGGCACAGCGCCGAAATATAGCCAAGTAAAATTGACTACTTATGAGAATGGCAGCGCAACAGGCACTTACACTTGGAATTTAACATACGATGCGAACGATTTCGTATGTAGAAAGGAGCTAATATAATGAACATTGATCACTTACTTATGGCACATGGCTTTGGAGGCAAAACAAGTAAAGATAAAGTGCCGCCACCAAAGGTCATAGGCTTTACAGTCAGAAAAAATGGCGACAACGCTGACATGAGCTGGACTAATCCAGTTGACACTGATTTTGTCGGAGTAGTCATCGTCAAAAAGCTTAAAAGTTACCCAACAAGTGCAGCTGATGGCGAAGTAATATACAAAGGCAATGGTACTAGTTACACAGACACAAACGTTAAAAAGGCTGAATATGTATATTACAGAGCTTTTAGTTATGACTACGACAATAATTACAACACAGAAGACGGACAAACAGGCTCAATACTTGTCAAAGGCACTTTAAGCGCACCAAGCGCACCAACTTTAAAATCTGTAACATATGATACAGTCGAGCTTAATACAGAAAGCGGCTTAGAGTACTCAAAAGACGGCTCAAGCTGGCAATCGAGTGGAGTATTCAGCGGCTTAAGAGACGGCACATCATATACTTTCTACGCGCGCAGAGTCGGAAATGCTTATTACTACACATCGCCAAAATCAAGTGGCCTAACAGTCAAAACTAAAGTAGCACCATACGACGATAAAATCGGCGCACCTGGCAATAGAAAGCTTTTAAAAGGCACAATGCAACAAGGCTGGTTCGGCGAAGTGCCATCATCAAGTTTTATCACAGGCGATGCACTTGCTTTAAAAGTAGGCATAAGTGCTGGCACAAGTCAGTATAGCACAGAGCCTTGGCTTAAATTCGCATACAAGGGCGACGTATATCTAGTACCTAAAAAGCCATTTAGATATTCAATATCTTGGGATCAAATAAATGCTGCCAACTGTGTATATGGCGACAAAACCATAGAAATAAGCAGCAGAAAATATCAAGTAATGCTCATGAGAGGTAACGGAGAAGACGTGCAGCCAAATCCAAAAACATTTTACCAACCATACTATGGAGCGGCCAACCATCAATCCATGTGGAATGCGCTTATGCTACCGATACACCAAAAAGCGCCAAACAACTGGGCATATAAAGACAATGTTAAAGTGCCAACTGAAAACTGGAACGTAGGATATACGGATGCAGACTTATGCACAAACAACGTCAATGGAGGCTATTCTTGGTGTCAAGACACAACATATAGAAACGACTGTCGCTCTATTCGTGGCTACGGTGGCGTGTCTTTTGCGTATGCCTATGGCTCGGGCGGTGCTTCCAGCCTTTGCGGCTGGCGCCCCTGTCTGAAACTTGTCGGCTAAACTCTAGCAATCGGCGGATACGCGCGAGAGCGCGAGTAGCCGATTAAAGAAAAATATATAAAAACATGAAAAACGAATTAGAATTATCAAAGAGAATAGAAACATTTACTTTAAAAATATATCCCAAACTTATCAATTTTCCAAAAGCAGAAAAATATGTCTTATGTAGCGACATCAGATCAAAACTATTTAATTTGCATGGAGTTATTTCTCAAGCAAATTATGTAAAATCAAAAAGGCTATATTATCTACAAGAAGCCGAAGCAAATTTAGAGACATTAAAATTTATGCTCAAATTATCGAGAGATAGAAAATATATTAGCATAGGTCAATACAGAGAAATTGATTTAGATCTTACCGAGATAGGAAAGATGCTAACTGGATATATCAAATCAACACTAAATAAATAAACAATTAGGGATCGCCCTGCAAATCTCTGTCGCTCTATTCGTGGCTACGGTGGCGTGTCTTTTGCGTATGCCTATGACTCGGACGGTGCTTACAGCCTTTACGGCTGGCGCCCCTGTCCTGATCATACTAAGTAATTTGATAGTTAAGATTACGATTTTAACTACAAGGCTTGATATTTTCAAGAGAGGACGATCCCCTCACGCAAGTGCAAACACATAAACAAAGGCAATATGTTTAACATCAAAAGGAGAAAATCAGAATTGTCGAAAAAATTTACATTTTTATTTGAAAAAATAATAGATGAAGAAAATCTATATCAATCATATAAGAAAGTCTTATTAGGCCAGAATAAATATACTCATGACGCAATAGAATTTGCAAGAAATGAGACTTACAACCTAAAAGAGCTAAGAGATAGTTTAGCAAACAAAACATATAAACACGATGGCTACTATGGATTTTATGTATACGAGCCGAAAGAGAGGCTTATTTATGCGCCAAGCTTTAAAGACAAAGTAGTGCAGATCGCAGTAAATAACATTTTAAAAAAGATATACTTTAACTGTTTTATTTACGATAGCTATGGCAGCATAGATAACAAAGGAACACACAAGTGCGCCGAACGTATATCATACTTTATGCGCAAAGCAAAGTGGCAATATGGAGATCAAGCATATATTATAAAGCTAGATATTAAAAAATTCTTTTACAGTATAGATCGCGAGATTTTAAAAAAGCTATTTAGAAAGAAAATACTCTGCAAAGATACACTCTGGCTACTTGATTTAATTGTTGACACAGCGAAACAAATTGACGAGAAAGGCTTACCACTTGGCAACACACTTTCGCAGCTATCGTCAAATATTTATTTAAACGAAGTTGATCAATACGTCAAGCACACGCTAAGAATTAAGTATTATGTCAGATACATGGACGACATGATACTTATAGTCGAAAACAAAGAAAAAGCAAAACAAGTCTTAAAAGAAATGGAAGCTTTTATAAAAAATAACTTAAATTTAGAACTTAACAAAAGTAAAAGTAAGATATTTCCAATAAAGCAAGGCGTGAATACTGTAGGCTTTAAAATCTTTGCGACACATAGACTTTTAAGAAGCAGCAGTAAAAAGAAAATCAAGCGCAAAGTAAAAGCTATGCCCAATTTATTAAATAATAAAGGCACAAAGCTTGTAAAAGCCGAGCAAATACTTAATTCTTGGCTCGGCCATTCAAAATATGCTAGCAGCTATAACTTTATAAACTCACTAATTAAAAAGCATGACTTTCTAAAGCTCACAGATAAAGGCTTTAAGATTGATGTAGAAAAACTTGAGGGGGGATCAAATTGATTTATTTTAAAGGCGGCAAATATGTACTCTGTACGCACAAGATAAGCTACACAGACGCAAGTGGCAAAGTTACAAAGTACGTAGGCGAAGAAGGCGCAGACTGGTGGCGCGAATTTGAGAAAGCATGGCCAGAAATAAAAATTGAAAAGATAGAAGAAGTAAAGCCGACTGTTGAGCAACTAGAAAGATTTAAAGACATTGAAAAATATGCTATCAAAGGCGGCTTTGCAAGCGAAGTAGCTGACTACGTTGAAAAAGGCATATATCCAGAAAAAGACGATGCAAAAGTACTTACAGAACTCAAACTAAACAAAGAAAATGAAGAATTAAAAGAGAAGTTAGAAACAGTCGACAAGACTGTAGCAGATTTAATGCTGCTAGTAGGCACATTAGGAGGTGAAGCATGATGGCACTATATATAGCACTTAAGATTATCGATGAAACCTTTACGTATAACGGTATATTCAAGTTTAGACTATATCAAAGATACAGAGAAGAAGTAGAAGCGATACTTGAAGCAGAAGGAAAAGCTGACTTAATAGGCAAATAAGAGCAAAGAAGGTAGCAAAATGAATTTACTAGAGAAAATATCAATGCAAGAGGCAATTACACTATTCTTAATGCTAGGGAGTGTAGCAACTATGATTTTTAAGTTAAAAAAGTATAGTGAAAAAATCCATGACGATGCAAAAAAGCAAGAAGAAATCAACAAAAAAGTTGAAGCACACGAAGAGCAGCTCTCGAACTTAGACAAAAAGTTAAGTGACTACATTGAGCTGGCAAACAACAGGAGTAGAACACACTTAAAGCAAGAAATTAAAAATCAACATGCGAAATTCATGCGCCAAGGCTATGTCAGCGATGAAGACTACGAAATATTTGCCGAGAATTGCAGAAACTACGCGCTTGTCGGCGGAAATGGCATAGTAGCAAGCAAGTACAAGCCAGACGTTGATAAGTTAGAGATCAAAACAGGAGATGAAAAGAGATGAAGCAGAGAACAGCAGCAGATATCATACGAATGAACAGCCCAAACATGACT